TATTTGTTCTTACCTACCCTCTCAAGGATTGCTTGGCTAGCCGGTTTTATTTCTATAATTTCGTTATGTACCTGTCCTTGCTTATCACCGTACTGAATGAAGAAATCTGGGACATAAACTGTTTGTCGACCAGTGAGCGGATCTCTATAGGGTATCTGCATTGGTTCACTCGCCCACTTAAGAATGCTTTCATTAGTATCGCAAAATCGCATGAAACTCCACTCCCAGCTTGAACGATATGTAGGCACTTTTGTACCTACGTATTTTTCTGGACGAGTGATTGGAAACTTTCCGCGAGCAAATTTAGAAGCCATAATTATACTAGAATGTTACGAGTTTCGTAAGTATCTACTCGACTGGTAATTCGATAGCCTAGCAAACTAGTTTTTTCTCTATAGGCATTTAATACCTGAGCAACAACTTGGCTTAGTTCAATTTCACCTAGGACTTTAAGACTGTCTAAGAGTACAAACACGTCGACGCCGTCTGCTCTTGCCTGATTAAGTAAGACGATTGCAGTGCTTTCTGCGCTAGATTGGTCAAAACCTTTTGATGTAAAAAATCCTACAACTGCATCAATTTGATTGCTAGGAAAACTTACAGTCTGTTGGAAAAATTTATCAAAGAATTGTTTTACTGGTTGCGAACTGTCTTGAGGTAGGGAGCTATTAGGTAAATTACTCATCTTATCGTCCTGTGTTAATTGTGCCTATCGGACTGGCAGTTACTGTTGTTGTGTTTGTAGCCGTGCTAGTTGGAAAACTAAAACCTTGTAGTCCGCCTACGGTTTGTGTGCTTGCCGGTGTTGTAAGTATACCACCGATAGTACTGGTTCCAAAATTGCTGCCGGTGTTTTGATAACCATTGATAGTCTGCACTAGATTGTTAAGGAAACTGCCTGCATTTGCTGATATGCTGTTAGTGCTAAGTAGACTTGGTGTTATTTTACCGTTGTCCTGTACTCCAACTAGGGGACTAGGCACTTGGTCATAATGATCCTTGCCGAAGCCAACAGGATTGCTAGCGGTTGCTTCTGCATCGGGTGTACCAACTTCGCCGTAGTCGTAGCTGACTGCTTCGTAGGCAATTGTCATTTGATGCTCAGTTACAGAACTTTCAGCATATTTGACCTTTGGATGTATGAACTCTGTGATCAAAGGATTGTATAATGTATAGCTGACCCATTCATGTCGGGCCATTTGATATATTGTAATACTTTCAAAGAACGGTAGTGTACTGCCGTTGTCTAGACCGTAGTTAGAATTTATAAAGTCAAACTTTCTAGTGGCTGTTCTATTGAACGCACCTGGAGCAGTTGCACTCACCGGATCTGCAAAATAGTAACTGTAATAGTTTTGCCATAAGTTTGTAATTAAACTCATGTTATCGTCGTGGAAGATAATTGTTACTGGATTGTAAGTGTGCGTTGTCTGTATGTTCTTTTTTCTGTTGTACTGATTTAGTGTATCTTGTTTGATAGTAAATTTAGGCAAGTCTGCCGATTTTACCATCATGTTAATTTCGTTCTTATAACGTTCAACAAGGTCAGTATTTTGTAGTGCTGATCTATTAAGCACAAAACTAACATGGAAATTAAATCCTAATTTGGGTGCTAGTCTAAATTGATCGTCGGTGAATACACGAGCCGCATGTTGATAACTGCGAAGTGTAATATTACTCGGTTCGTTTAAGAATGCGTTAGATACAAAGGCCATACAGTATTTATTCGGTTGGGTTAACTACGTAGTTAATGATAAGCCAATAAAAAACCCACTTGCGTGGGTTTTTGTTTAGCGAATACCGCCGCCTGTTGCGTTTGTACCAGCAGTGCGTTGTGTTGGAGCTGCCGCACCACCTGTAACTTGTAAACAGTTGTCAGGTTGGATTGTAAGATCAATCATCATAGGTGTTTGCTCTGAATACTTGATATCACCGTAGTTGATCTGAGTGATATAGCAACCATAACATTCCCATGTCTCAAGAACATTAGGAGTTAGTGTACCATTACCACCGTCTAGGATCTCAATACGCATGGTAAACTTGTAGTCACCACCAGAAGCCGCTGAACTTTGTTCAAAGAAGTCAAATTGCTTCTGTAGCTGTTCGCCACATAGTTTAGCCACTGCACCAGTTACATCGTCACGTAGCATAACTTTAATTGTTTGCCATGTTGGACGACCTGCATAGTGGATTGTTGAGTTGTAGATCTCTAACTTTTGATCTGCAAACTGTACGTTAGGACGGGCCGCATCCTGTACTTGTTTTGTTAGTTCCGTTGTCGGTGTGCTAACGCCAAAGTTCTCAAACATCACTCTAAAGCGATATTTTAACTTTGGCATCAACATACCTTGTGATGCCGCGCTTTGGTCTGACGCTAGTGGAACTGTAAATTTACTTAATGATGAAATTGCCATTTTTATTCTGCTCCGTTTATTATGCTAGACCTTTGATAGCGCCAGTGTTCTTCAATCGCAATGGAATGTAGATAAACTCTGCCGCCTTAACTGGTTCGATTGCAACATCAATCCACAGTTCTGAACGATCTATTCTAGCTGGTGTGTTATTACTTGTATCACATACAACTAGATAGTCATACAATGCTCTTTGACCTACAAGCTCTAATAACAAGCTGTCTGCATGGCCTTTGATTTCGTCACGTGTGATCTTGTCGTTTGGTTCAAACACATATGGCTTAGCCAACTGTGCAAACTGACGACGTAGATAAATTACCAAACGTGCTACGTTGATACGATCCAATGAGCTTGCTACTAGTTGACGTGTGTACTGACCGTAGCAAACAAGACCTGTGCCTGACAAGTATGTAATTGGGTTAACATGGATACCAGCTAACACATCACGCTGTCCGGTATTCAATGATACTGACTGGAATTCGCCTTCTGTAGTAATATAACCAACTGCTGATGCGTTAGTAATACCGCCACGGCGTGTGCCTGCTGGTGCGAACCATGGATATGAAACGTTGTCGCTTAGAGCGATTGTACGCAACATCATATGACTTGGTGGAACAGCAATAGCGTTACCAGTGTTGTCTGTTGAATAACCCCATGGATAGAACACACCTAAGTATGGATCTGTAGTAACTAGACCTTCTTGGCTGTCATACAATGCCTTCTTAACGTTGTTACCCCAGTTGCTTAGTGTAGTAGCATCTGGTGTTAAACGTGCAGGTGTGTCAGCAACAATAAATGCTGACAGTCCGCGATCATAGTTCAATGATACTAGATCTGGAATAGCTTCTGGATATCCAGGGCAAGCAATCAAGTTGAATATGCGTGATTCTTCATCACGGATCTGTTGATTAGATTCGATGGTAGCTTTCAGTGCTTTCAATACTACAGCACGTTGAGCCTTATGACCGAATGAACCTGAACCGTCTGGTTGATTTGGACTTTCTGTTACCCAACGATCTGGATAGTAGTTAGTCATTAGTTCTGAATTGTTAAAACGTAGATTACGTGTTAGAACGTTAACATAGTTCTTGTGATATTTCTTAACGTTGAATCCTGAACGGCGTAAGTTCCATAGCAACATACCACGTGGATATAGTGCAGGATCTGGTGCGTCAAAATCTAGGTAGTTACTGCTCAATAGTGAAACAATACTTGCTGGATCACCGGCGCCTGTTGATTGTGCAGTAGCTTGTGCGCCAACTGAACCCCAACGTGCATCGGCAAACACAATACCGCTAGCACTGGTTTGATCTGTTACATCAACTTGTACCCATGTCTTGGTCAAGTAGTTGTATTTGTAAATTGTTGGGAAAGCTTCAAGTACGCTAGCACCACTGTTGATCCATAGATCGCCGTTAGCTAGTGGAGTACCATCGCTTTGTACTGTTGGTTGTGTAGCTGAAACAATTGGACCACTTGGGTCTGTACCTGTTCCACCTAGTGCTGGAATAGCAGTTCCGTTACCGTTTAAGTAACCAACCCACGTTGTTCCATTGTTGATCATGATATCTACATCTGTTAAGATAGAATCATACCATAGTTGACCGTCAACTGGAGTTGTTGTTGGAGCACTAGCACTTGGAGTAACAATGCTTACGCCTGCTACTGAACTTACCCATAGCGTAGCAAGGAATTTACCACTTGTGCCACTTGGGTCTGCATAGAAGTTAGCAGTAGTAGTTGTTGAGAACAACTTGCTGATAGGAGCATTAGTGCTGTCAGTAAATCTAATATCACCGCCCTGTGCATGGCTGATAGTTATTGAATTATTAGCTGTAT